TGTTTATTGTATTAGAAAAGGCTATTTCTACTGCTGCTAAATTCCAACTCTTTGAATTTAATGACGAATTTACAAGAGCACAATTTAGAAACCTAGTAGAACCTTTTTTAAGAGATGTACAAGGTCGTAGAGGTATCACAGACTTTTCAGTAGTTTGTGACGATACAAATAATACTGGAGATGTTATAGATAGAAACGAATTTAGAGCTGACATTTTTGTCAAACCTGTTCGTTCTATTAATTTCATCCAACTTAACTTTATTGCTACAAGATCAGGCGTTGCCTTTTCTGAAGTAGCAGGATCTTAATAGGGAGGAGATAAAACAAAATGCCAAATATAAATGATTTCAAATCTCGTTTAAGAGGTGGTGGCGCTCGTGCCAATCAGTTTAAGGTAACTTTACCTTTTCCTGGGTACGCCGCTGTTGGTGGAGAAACAAGTGATATGGCGTTCTTATGTACTGCTACTAGTACGCCAGCTTCAACTGTTGCTGAAGTCGCTATTCCATTTAGGGGTAGATCCCTTTATGTTGCAGGTGACAGAACGTTTGCCACTTGGACAACAACAGTATTGAATGATACAGACTTCAAAATATACAGAGCGGTAGAAAGATGGTTGAACGGAATAAACAACATGACTGATAACGAAGGTATTGCAAATCCTGCTGATTACCAAGTTGACGCATTTGTTGACCATCTGGACAGAAACGGATCAACTTTAAAGTCTTGGACTTTTAGAGGATTGTTCCCAACTGAGTTACCAGGAATTGCATTAAACTATGGCACAAATGACGCTGTAGAAACTTTTGATGTAACTTGGAGATACCAGTATTTTGAAACAGATACTACTACATAATAAACATAATAAGTTAATTCAAAAAGGAAAATTATAATATGGTACAACTACTTGGATTTGAAATAACGAGAAAAGATAACGATCTGGAGAAGCCAGGAAAAGCGAAACAAGCTTTTACTATCCCTTCTCCAGATGACGGCACAACAACTATATCTGCTGGTGGTTACTTTGGCCAATACTTGGATATGGAAGTCACAGCCAAAAATGACTTTGATCTAATTAGAAGATATAGAGAAATTGCTCAACATCCTGAATGTGATATGGCGGTTGAGGATATAATCAATGAAGTTATTGTTTCCAATGAAAGGGATGCTGCTGTTTCATTATCTTTAGATAAGCTTGCTGTTTCAGAAAATATTAAAGACAAAATTAGAACAGAATTTGATGAGGTATTACGCCTATTAAATTTTGAGGAAAAAGGACACGACATTTTTAAAAGATGGTATGTTGATGGTCGTATTTACTTTCATAAAGTAATTGATCCTAATAGTCCGAGAAAAGGACTTACAGAATTAAGATATATTGATCCACGAAAAATGAGAAAAGTTCGTGAGATAAAAAAATCCAGAGATTTAAAAGGCAAAGGGATTGAGGTTGTAGAACAAACAGCAGAATGGTTTGTTTATAACGAAAGAGGAATACAAGCAGGAAACGATAACGCTGGTGTTAAAATTGCTGCTGATTCAATTACTTTTGTTACTTCTGGTGTTGTAGATCAAACTAGAAATATGGTTATGGGTCATTTGCATAAAGCAATTAAACCTACTAATCAATTGAGAATGATTGAGGATGCTGTTGTTATTTACAGAATAGTAAGAGCACCTGAAAGAAGAATATTTTATGTTGATGTTGGTAACTTACCAAAAATAAAAGCAGAAGCTTATCTTCGTGATGTAATGGCAAGATATAGAAATAAACTTGTTTATGACGCAAGTACAGGTGAGATAAGAGATGACAGAAAACATATGTCAATGCTTGAAGACTTTTGGTTACCTCGTAGAGAAGGTGCAAAAGGAACTGAAGTATCTACTTTACCAGGTGGACAAAATCTTGGTGAGATTTCAGATGTTCAATACTTTCAAAAGAAATTATACAAAGCATTGAATGTACCGATTTCAAGAATGGAATCAGAAGCAGGTTTTAATCTTGGCAAAGCAGCTGAGATTACAAGGGATGAATTAAAATTTACTAAATTCGTTCAAAGATTAAGAAAACGATTTACACTGGTCTTTAGTGATATACTTAAAACGCAATTAGTTTTAAAAGGTGTTATCACAATTGAAGACTGGCAAATAATTAGACCACATATTCAATATGATTATTTAAAAGATGGATACTTTGCTGAACTAAAAGAAGCAGAAATTTTAAGAGAAAGATTAAGTCTTGCTCAAGAAGTTAATCCATATGTAGGAAAATACTATTCAATTACATATATAAGAAAAAATGTATTAAGACAAAGTGATGAAGATATAATTGAGATTGATAATCAGATTGCTGATGAAATAAAAAGTGGTATTATTGCCTCTCCCGAAGGACAAGATATGTCAGGAGATGATGATAATGCTGATATAAATATAGGAGATGAAAAATAATTATGCCAAATGATAATATAAAAAGTATGGTTAATTCACTTGCAAGTGGAGACAATGTAAAAGCTCAAGACGCATTTAAAAATGCATTGTCTGATAAAATTGGACAAGCACTTGATGATAAAAGACAATCAGTTGCTACTGATTGGTTAGGTAGTGCTAAAGAACTAGAAGCAACTAAAGCAGCTTCTGGTTTAGATAAAGTACAAGGTGCTGTAACAACTCCAATAGGAAGTGCTGATAATTTAGCGGCACAAACACCAGGACAAGAACAAGAGCCTGTTGAGATAGACCAAGGTGGAGAAAATGTTGAACCAGCTGTCGTTCCAGAAGTTTAAGAAAAAACTATCTGAACAAAAGGACGATAGTCCTAGAGAAACTGCGGAGTTTAAAAAACTATCTCCTGCAGAAAAACGGGCGGTGAAAGATATATTTACTATGTTGGATAATACCAAAGGTGAAATTATAACTAAAATTGATAGTATTATTAAACAGGTAGCAAAAAAAAGAAATGTTAAAGTGTCTGCTATAGAAGATTATTTTGACAACGAAATATTAAATTAAGGAAATAAAAAATGGCAATTGCAACAAGAACACTTAAAGATACAAAAATCGCAACAGGTAGTGGAACTGCTGGTGGTAAAGTTACTGTTTTAGTAAACATGAACGATAATACTACTGCTGACTCCGTTGTACTTGATGCTAGTGCATTAGCGGGACACGCTAACGGTGCTATGTTAGACATCACTAGAATATGGTGGGCGTTGGTACAAGGTACTGCTGACGACAATACTGGTTGGGCAGATATTGAATTTGTAGGTGCTTCGACAGATACTAAGGCAATCAATCTTGCAGGTACAGGACACTATGATGGTACTGCTGGTAAGATTGAGAACAACGCAACAAATACTACTGCAACATCAGGAGACCTAAAGTGTAACGCTTATGGAGTTTCTGGATATATATTAATTGAATTAAGAAAAGACGAAGCATTTACTGCTTAATTTTTTATGACGATAACTAATACTACGGTTGTTGATACAACAGATAAAGCTATAATTAAATCTGTTGGTATAGGTAGTGAAACCGACCAAAAGATGATTGAAGGTGGTGCTGAAAATCTTGCAAGTGGTAATAATGAATCACTAGTAAGTTTAATTGAGTGCTACTATTTGATAAAAGGAACAGGCACATTAAAGATTAGTGCTGATAGTGAAGCAAGTGATTTATCTTTAACTGGTAAAGGTAAGTATGGATTACGACCTGACCAATTAAAGTTTGGTAACGATAAACAAATATTATTAACAACTGATTCAAATGTAGAGAGTTATTTGTTGGTGACAGAATTTAGGAGAAACAATTAATGGCTGATGTGGTAACAAGTCAAACTTTAGTAGATACATCTGGTACAAAAACCGTGATGAAATTTACAAATATGTGTGACGGATCAGGTGAAACGCTTGTAACAAAAATGGATGCTAGTGCATTAACATTTATGACCGAAGACGCTGAAAGAAGTGTTGCGAAAATTTGGTGGGCGGTTAATACAACAAATGGTAAATCAGGCGTTGAATTGTTATGGGCAGGTAGTGGAACAAGTGCTGCTAATTCTACAATTTGTTTTTTATCTGGCAGAGGATATCACGATTATTATACTGCTGGAAATATGATACCTAATAATGCAACATTGACAGCGGATACAAGTCCTGCTGGAGATGTATTACTTTCAACAAAAGGTTTTGTAGCTGGTGATAACTATACTCTTATTGTTGAAATAAGATAATGCCCAATTACAATAAGCAAATACTTGAAAGGATTGTTGGGACTAAAAGTAAAGGTGAATTGGCAGAAAAATTTAAATTGGCTTTTGCTAAAAAATTAGGAATTAAAGTAGAAGATATGAAAAAAGGAATAGTAGATAAAGTTTATAACAAAGAGAAGGTGGAGAGATAAATGAAACTAATAACAGAAACAATTGAGAATATTGAAGTCTTAACCGAAGCAAATGCTAGTGGTAAAAAAGACTATAAGATAAGAGGTGTTTTTATGCAAGCGGATGTTAAGAACCGTAATGGTCGTGTTTATCCTGTGCAAACTCTTACTAAAGAAGTTCAAAGATATAATTCAGAATATGTAAACAAGAAACGAGCTTTCGGTGAACTAGGACATCCAGATGGTCCAACAGTTAACCTAGAAAGAGTTTCACATATGATTACTAGTCTAAAACCAGAAGGTAAAAACTTCATAGGTGAGGCTAAGATAATGGATACTCCTTACGGTAAAATAGTTAAGAATTTAATTGACGAAGGTGCTCAATTAGGTGTATCATCAAGAGGTATGGGATCAATACAATCATCATCACAAGGTAATGTTGTAGGTAAGGATTTCTATCTTGCTACCGCAGCTGATATAGTTGCAGACCCATCAGCTCCAGACGCTTTTGTTGAAGGTATAATGGAAGGCAAAGAGTGGGTATGGGACAACGGAGTACTGAAAAGTATGGAAGTTGAAAATTACAAAAAACAAATAGAGAATACAAAACGCTTAGAATTAGCGGAGAAGAAAGCCTCTATTTTTAACAACTTTTTATCAAAACTTTAATAACCTACGCAGCTTGTTTAAATTGCGTTGGTATTGAGATGGTAAATTGTATAAATAATAATAACGAAAAAATAAATTTATTTTTTAATAATCAAGGAGAGACCGAATGTCAGATATTAATGTAGATGTAGAAGTTAAAGAACAGGTAAATGTGGCTAATAAAGACGCAGCTCCTGCTCAAGCTCCTACTCTTAAAAATGACGCAGTTGATATGGGTCCTGCAGTTGTAAGACCAACTGATAAAAATCCAGACGCTGCGGCAAAGGCGAAACAAAATACTTCGGATCCAGCAAAGAAAAAAGCTAAAGATGGTTCTTTACCAAAAGATCAAAAACCTGGTTCTTCTGTAAAAGAAGAAGCTAAACCTGAAGACGAAAAGAGTAAAGATAAAGAGGTTAAGGCTGAGGATGATGATGAAAAAGAAGACGACAAAGAAGTTAAAAAAGAATCAACTGAAGTAGAAATTGACCTATCCGATGATGTTAAAGCATTGGTTTCAAGTGACGCTGATTTATCTGAAGAATTTAAAGATAAAGCAGCTACAATTTTTGAAACTGCTGTTAGAACAAGAATTAAGGAACAAACAAAAATCCTTGAGGCTAAATACGAAGAAAAACTTTCAGCTGAAAGAGAAACAATAAAAGAAGCTATGACTGAAAAAGTAGACTCATATCTAAACTATGTTGTGGAAGAGTGGATGAAAGAAAATGAACTAGCGGTTGAAAGAGGAATTAGAACTGAAATCGCTGAAGACTTCATAACTGGTCTTAAAGATTTGTTCAAAGAACATTACATTGATGTTCCTGAAGAAAAATATAATGTGCTTGATGACTTAACTAACCAAAATGAAAAACTTGAAGAAAAGTTAAATGAACAGATTGAAAAAAATGTTGACTTAACTAAAAAAGTTTCTAACGCTGATAGAAGCTCAATCGTTGCTGAAATTTCAGACGATTTAGCAGAAACAGAAAAAGAAAAATTTACTTCAATGGCTGAAAATGTTGAGTATGATAGTGCTGAGAAATTTAGAGAGAAGTTAGAAACTATTAAAGAATCTTATTTCCCTAAAAAGAAAATAGAAGAAAGCTCATCTAAAGATGATGTCGATTCTGTTGCGGCTAACGCTCCGATTGAGAGCAATACCGATGCTATGGCTGCATATACAGCCGCTATAACTAAAAATATTAAATCTGTAAAGATTTAGTTATTAATTAATTAATTAAGGAGAGATAAACAAATGTATCTTACTGAAAACTTACAAGAAAAATGGCAGCCAGTATTGGAACATCCTGATTTACCAAAAATTGAGGATGCATACAAAAGAGCTGTAACAACTGTTATTCTTGAAAACCAAGAAAAAGCAGTTAGAGAAGACAGAGCATTTATGACAGAAGCTGCACCAGCAAACGCAACTGGTGGTTCTGTTGATAACTGGAATCCTGTTCTTATATCATTAGTACGAAGAGCTATGCCTAACCTAATTGCTTACGATATCTGTGGTGTTCAGCCGATGACTGGTCCAACTGGACTTATCTTCGCTATGAAATCAAGATATGGTTCTCAAGCGGGTGCTGAGGCATTATTTAACGAAGCTGATTCAGACTTTTCTGCTGAAGACGCTGCTTCAGATACAGGTTCACCTGATTCACATTCAGGTTCTAACCCTGCGACATTGAACGACAGTCCATCTGCTGGTACTTACACTACTGGTTCTGGTATGTCAACTGCTGAAGCAGAAACACTAGGTGACGGAACTGATGAGTTTGCTGAAATGGCTTTCTCAATAGATAAAGTTACTGTAACTGCAAAATCAAGAGCTCTTAAAGCTGAATACACTATGGAACTTGCTCAAGACTTAAAAGCAATCCATGGTCTAGACGCTGAAACAGAACTTGCTAACATTCTATCTTCTGAAATCTTAGCTGAAATCAATAGAGAAGTTGTTAGAACAATATACACTACTGCAAAAGCTGGTGCTCAAGTTAATACTACTAATGCTGGTATTTTTGATTTAGACACAGACTCTAATGGTAGATGGTCAGTTGAAAAATTCAAAGGACTATTATTCCAATTAGAAAGAGATGCTAATGCAATAGGACAACAAACAAGAAGAGGAAAAGGTAACTTAATTATCTGTTCAGCTGATGTCGCTTCTGCGCTTCAAATGTCAGGTGTATTAGATTACGCTCCCGCTCTTAATACTAACCTAAACGTTGACGACACAGGAAATACTTTTGCTGGTGTACTTAATGGCAAATTTAAAGTATATGTTGACCCATATAGTGCAAACGTAAATGCAAGTCAATTCTATTGTGTTGGTTACAAAGGTACTTCACCATACGACTCTGGACTATTCTATTGTCCTTATGTGCCATTACAAATGGTAAGAGCAGTTGGTCAAGATAGCTTCCAACCTAAGATCGGGTTTAAAACCAGATACGGTATGGTTGCTAATCCTTTCGCAACTTCTAACGGTCTAGGTGCAATTGACATAACGTCACCTGCAGCTGGAGACCAAAACGTTTATTACAGACGTGTAAAAGTTACGAATACCACGTAATTTTACTTTCTTGTTTTAGAAAGAAATACAGAAAAAGAGGCGGTCTTTATGGCCGCCTTTTTTTTGGTCTAAAATTCATTATAAATAGTAGTATGACAACAACAAATGTACAAACTAGAGCTCCTGATAAAATGGACTATGCAAGTCCGATTCAGTTTAGGTTTAAAATCACTAAATTACCACAAGTAGAATTTTTTATACAAACAGCAAACATACCTGGTATAACTTTGGGTGCAACTACTCAAGAAACACCATTAAAAGATATTGCAGGTGTTGGTGACAAGGTTACATATCAGGCTTTAGATGTATCTTTTATAGTAGATGAAAATTTAAATAACTATAAAGAGTTGCATGACTGGATAATAGGTCTAGGATTTCCAAAAGATTATACCCAATTTCAAGATTTACAAGCAACAGGTGCTGATAGATTTCCAGGTTCTACAAGAAGTACAGCTGCGACAGGAACAAATACACCACAACCACTTAGCGAAGGTGGTATATATTCAGACGCAACTTTAACGGTTTTA